TCTGACCCTTTAGCTTAAAGCGCGATCTTCCGTTCACCTATCTAATCGCTAGGCTAAGCATTAGATTGGGAATCGCGCCACAGCAGTTATTAGATCTAGATAAGACTATGCTCGATGCATTAGTGCAAGGGCTCAAGGATGAAGCGAAAGAGGTGAGCGATGCCAGCAAGCGTAAAGGGCGCCGTTGAACTTCGTAAAGCTCTCCGGACTTTCGCACCTGATCTAGCAAAAGAAACTCAGAAAGAAATCAAGACAGCAATTACACCGATTTCTAAAGCTGCTAGAGGCTATGTCCCAGATCGCGGAGAAGTGCTAAGCGGATGGCTACCTCGACAGATGTCTGAGGCAACATTCCCTACCTTTAATCCTGCTGAGGTTAAATCTAAAATTGGTTTTAAGACAAGCCCATCAAAGGCTAACTCAAGAGGATTTAGATCGCTCGCTCAAGTATTTAACAAAAGCCGAGCAGGGTCAATATACGAACGCATGGGCAAGAAAAGCCCAGAGAGTCGATTCGTTCTTAATCAGGATGGCAAGTTTCGTGCGCCTCTTAAGGGTAAGGATCGCATGCAAGGTCGATTGCTTTATCGTGCCTATGATGAGAACAATGGCAAAGCTAGAGAAGGTGTGCTCAAAGCTGTTTCAACAGCAGCCACTAAACTTAATCAACGAGCAACAGTGAGAGGCTAATCATGGCTAATGTAATTATTGACATCGCTGCCGAGTTCACTGGCAAAAAGGGTTTTAAGCAAGCCGAAACAGCAACAGACAAGATGAGCAAGAACGTTAAAAAACTTGCTGGAGCTTTAGGTCTTGCTTTTAGCGGTCAGCAGATTCTGGCTTTTGGTAAGGCTTCCATCAAGGCAGCAGCAGAAGATGAGAAAGCACAGAAGCAACTTGCACTAGCTTTAAAGAATGTTGGACTTGGCAGAGATGCCGCATCTTCTGAGGAATACATCCAGAGATTACAAAGCGAGTTCGGTATTCTCGATGACAAGCTGCGTCCTGCTTATCAGACCCTAGCGGTCGCAACACGGGATTCGCAGCAAGCACAGCAACTTCTTAATCTTTCGTTAGACATTTCCGCCTCAACTGGCAAGGATCTATCTACAGTTACAGCTGCTTTAAGTCGTGCATACCTAGGAAACAACACTGCACTCGGCAAGCTCGGTGTAGGTATCTCTAAGGCAGATCTCAAGGCTGGCAAGTTTGAAGATATTGTCTCCCAATTAGAAACTACATTCGCAGGATCAGCAACCGCTTCTGCTAATACCTTTCAGGGTTCAATCGATAAACTAGGCGTGGCTTCTGCCAATGTTCAAGAGATTATCGGCACAGGTCTAATCGATGCACTTAAGAGTTTAGGTGATCAAGAGACTGTAGATAATTTAGCCGTCCAGATGCAAAGCGTTGCGCTTTATGTAGCAGATACCATCCGTGGCATTGGTGTAATGATTGGCTACATTAAGACAGCCTCAGAAGCAATCAGTAAAGTTCCGGGGCTTAGCAAGATTATGGACTTAGTCTCAAAGAGTAATCCTATTCTTGAGTCCCTGCGCCTATTAAATAAACTTGGTAGTGATGCCAGAAAAACAGCAGAACAGACTGGCACGACTGCCTCAGCACTTGCTCACTTAGCAGAACTGCAAGCTAAGTATGCAGCTGCAACACTCGGTGCTAAAAGAAAACTGACAGCAGAAGAATTGAAAGCGCTTAAGGCTGCACGACTTAAGGCAGCCCTAGAAAAGGCTAACCTTGCACTTGCCAAGGGTCAAGACATCTTCGACATGGACAAAATCCAGAATGCTGCTGCTCTTACTAATCAGGCAGAGCAATTAGCCAAGTCCACGACTGACACACAAAAATTACAAATTGCTAATGACATTGCTCGCCTTAATGTAAAGCAGTCTATTGCTAATCTAGAAGATGCTATTGCTGCCAAGGATGAAGCAGCCATTGTTGCTGCTACAAATAAACTAAACGCAGATATGAAAGTCCTTGGCGCTCTCACTGGTCAAAAGGTCACACTCACTGACATTGATTCAATCCTTAAAGGACTAAAGCCAGCAGACTTGATAAATCAAGATAATCTCGATGCAGCACTTGCTAAGATTCGCGAAATGCTTGCCCTTCTCGGACAGGCTAATATTGCAAGTAACGCAAAAGTACCGACAAGCGGATCACTTGGTTCAGGTATCCCAGCAGGAGATTACATCAAGCCTATCTCAACAGCAGGTGGGTCTATTGGGGCAATCCTTGAATATGCAGATGCAGCCTCAGCTCGTGCTAATGCTTTTGCAGATTTATTAGATATGCAGAATGCTCAAGATCTACGCGACCTCATTGCTTACCAGAGTTCAGTCGGTGATATGGGTGGCTATAGCCCTTACATGAATCGAGGTGGCTCAGGCGGTGGCTCAGGCGGTACAAACATCACAGTCAATACTGGAGTCGGTGATCCAGAGGCTATCGCTAGAGCTGTAGAAGATGTGATCCGTCAGTCATATCAGCGAGGCACTAGCTCGACAGGACTTCTAGCCGTATGACATGGCTTCCAGAGTGGCGCATAACAGTCGGCACGACTGTCTATACCAATGTAACTGGGGTAAGTCTTACTACGGGTCGCATTGACATCGATCGCCAATGCCAAGCAGGTTATGCTCGTATGGATATCATCAACTCAACTAATGCCCTATTTGACATCGATGTTACCGATTCCCTGACCTTAGAGCTCAAAGATAGCGGTGGCACTTATGTGCCTGTATTCGGTGGCACAGTCTCAGATTTCTCAACCTCAGTCAGAAGTCCAGAAGAAATAGGCTATGTAACTCTCGGGTCAATCCTTGCAGTCGGTGCTTTGGCTAAACTGCCTAAGGCGATCTACACAGATTCTGTGGCACACAATCTAGATGGCGAACAGATCGCTATTATCTTAGAGGAACTGCTAGTCAATGAATGGATTGAAGTAGCACCTGCACTTCAATGGGTAAATTACGATCCGACTACTACATGGGCTAATGCTGAAAATGTGGGATTGGGTGAGATCGATGCTGGTCTGTATCAGATGGATAACCTCAGTGCAGCAGATCGCAACACACAAACTCTAGTCCAGCAGATAGCCGACAGCGCACTTGGAACGCTTTACGAGGACAAGCAGGGGCGCATAGCCTATGCAGATGCGGATCATAGAATCAACTACTTAGCAGCTAATGGCTCAACCGAGTTAGACGGCAACTACGCATCCCCTGCCAGTGTTAAGTCAATCCTACAGATTGGCAAGATCCGCAACAGCGAGATTGTGCGCTATGGCAATGACTACGGCAGCACATATTCAGCCACAGACGATGCTTCTATCACCACCTATGGTCGCTACCAAAGGACATTCGATTCTAATATCCGCTTTCTGGCAGATGTTGAGGACATCATCGAGCGCGATTTAGCCCTGCGCTCAACGCCTAGAACGCAGCTCGACCAGATTACTTTTAGACTTGACAATCCTCTTATGCCTGATGCGCTGAGAAATGACCTAATCAACCTATTCTTTGGCGAGCCAGTAGTTATTACTAACCTACCCTTCAACATGTTCGAGGGGTACTTCTCAGGCTTTGTAGAGGGCATCTCTATGAGAGCAACACCAACATTTGTCGATGCGACTATTTATGTCTCACCTACAGACTTCTCACTTATAGCCCCGACATGGGCAACAGTAATTCCAACTAACACCATCTGGAGTGGCGTAAATGGTACACTACAGTGGTCTAAAGCGATCGGAGCTCTAACCTAATGGCAACAACAACCCCTAATTTTGGTTGGGCAGTACCAACCAGTACTGACCTAGTCAAGGATGGCGCAGTAGCCATTGAAACTTTAGGCGATTCTATCGATGCTTCACTGGTCGATCTAAAGGGTGGAACAACTGGTCAGATCTTATCCAAGACTTCTGCAACAGACATGGACTTCACTTGGACAACACCAAACCCAGGTGACATTACAGCAGTAACTGCCGGCACAGGTATCACAGGCGGTGGAACATCTGGTGATGTAACTGTCTCATTTGATCAAGCCAATTTTGGTGGCGGTCAATTTGCAGCTGGTAAGAATAAAATCATCAATGGTGACTTTTCCATAAATCAAAGATCTTTTACAAGCAACACAGCAAGCGGAGCTTTTAACTTTGATCGCTTTTACCAATTGCAAGGTGGCAGCACAGGAACCCTAACAGTCACACCTCAAACCTTTACAGCAGGTACTGCACCTGTAGCAGGTTATGAAGGGGTCAATTTTGTCCGTTGTGTAACAGCATCTGGAGCAAGTACCAACACTTATGCTTTGTTAGAACAGAAAATTGAAGATGTTAGAACATTTGCAGGCAACCCTGTTACTGTTTCTTTTTGGGTTAAAGCGACAAGTGGCACTCCTAACATTTCAGTTGAGCTAGAGCAATCTTTTGGCTCAGGTGGATCTTCATCTGTATTCACTTCGGTAACAAAGCAAGTAATTTCGACCTCATGGGCGCGTTACTCATTTACAGCAACAGTGCCTTCAATTAGCGGAAAAACAATCGGCACAGGTAGCTCTCTAATTCTTGGCATCTGGCTTTCTGCTGGATCAGACTTTAACACTCGCTCTAATACTACTGGCTTGCAAAACAATACTTTTGACATCTGGGGTGTGCAGGTTGAAGCAGGTTCAGTTGCAACACCTTTCCAGACTGCAACTGGAACAATCCAAGGAGAATTAGCAGCTTGTCAGCGTTACTATTTCAGAATTACAGCGGGTGCAGATAATTATGTGCCTTTGACTCATATCGGTGGTGCTACAAGTACGACAGCCACCACTAACACATTGCAATTACCTGTCACATTAAGAGCTGCTGCAACATCTATTGAATACGCTAATCTTTCTGTTTATGGTGGTGGAGTTAGTGGATTTGGTTTCTTGTCAGTTTCAGCATTAGCACTTATTCGTTCAAGCACATCGATGCTCGAATTAAGCACAACAGTCTCAGGCGCAACGACAGGCGCATTTTACAGAATCCAGCCTAACGGGGCTGCTGGTTACATTGGAGTGGTGGCAGAACTATGAGTAATGTTAAAATCATTGAAGTTCTTGATGAAGTAACTGGCGAGATCCAGCAACACGCGATTATTGATCGTGGCAATGGTGAGTTCACCTCAATGCCTAAGTCCGTCTACGATGAACTAAAGGCTAATGAAGCCAAGACTGTCTAAGGCTGCGATACAGCTACGCGAACAGTTCGATGACTCGTTCCCAGATCGTGACCGCACATCGGATGGTTGGATCGGTGATACCCGACACGCTGCTCGCAAGTCAGATCATAATCCAGATGAGCAGGGCTGGGTTCGTGCCATTGATGTGGACAAAGATCTCCACAAAAGTGGCAAGCCCGACATCATGGGAGATCTTGCTGATCAGCTTCGCACCTTGTCCAAGTCAAAAGCAGACAAGCGTATTAGTTACATCATTTACGATGGACGAATCTGTTCCCACATCCTTAACTGGAAGTGGCGCAATTACACAGGGGCTAACAAACACACTAAGCACATGCATGTTAGCTTTAAGAAAGAAGCTGACAATGATGGGGCTTTTTTTCAAGTACCTATGTTAGGAGCATCTAATGAATGAACTAAAGACAGCAGCAGGATCTTGGGCTAGAGCCTTTTTAGTAGCAGCAATCTCCATGTATGCTGCCGGTGTTACAGATCCACAGGCACTCATCG